GGGATGACGAAGAAAAAAATGCAGCTTTGCAGGAGCTGTTTGAAGAGAAAATTAAAATAACAAAAGACTACTTAAAGTAATGCATTTCCTAAACAATCCGACGACGATAGGACACTCGTTCTACTCAAAGCCTTCAGATCTAAACGGAACAACTCTAGAATATCTCTATAACTATATCCATGGAGTTATTCCTACAATGATACATTTTGCGGACAAGTTCAATGTGGATTGCATAGCTGAAATTGAAAAGAACTTCTCTAGATTATATACTAGTGTTTACAAGATGGGCGATTCTTGTGTTGACGAGGCTATATGGGCAGGAAATCCAGACACGGTATACAATAATACCTTTCTATCCTTGCGGTACAAAAATGAAGATTTCGGTAATATTTTCGGAGATACTGTATTTAGTCATTCAACCAGATCAGCAAAGTCCAAACTTAAGCTACTGAAAGATGCATATGTTTTGGTTCGTGCGGCCTGCATGGAGCGTGAGCATATGCAGCACATAGCTCAGTTACTAGAAGGTTACGAGATAAACGAGGAGGGGTCTATATACATGCTTACCAGCCAGTATGGTGACCTTACCCTTACAGCTATGCCTCTAGTCAAAAAGACTACAGATCTAGCCCTGAACTATGGTGAAGAGTTTATCGATATGCATAATAGTATTGTCGAAAGCCTCAACTCCAAAGCAAGTGGATTATATTTGTTTCACGGCGATCCAGGTACAGGAAAATCCTCGTATATCAAACACCTATTATCTGGAATAATTAACAGAAAGATTGCCTATGTCCCTGTCGGACTAATTAATCACCTGGTTTCTCCAGAGTTTCTGCCATTACTGATGGAGCATAAAGATATTATTCTGGTTATCGAGGATGCCGAACAGGCACTACTCTCCAGAGAAACATCCGATAACTCCACACTTACGCAGACACTGTTAAACCTGACTGACGGTATCGTCGGAGATGCACTCAATGTTAGTGTGATTGCCACATTTAACACAGGCAAGGAGAGACTTGATACAGCCCTGTTACGCAAAGGACGACTCAAGAAAAGTCATGAGTTTAAACCCTTAAGTGAAGAGAACGCTAAAAAACTAGCCGAAAGCATCGGTAAGGTATCAGCAGATATCAACTCACCCATGACTCTTGCAGATATTTATAATCTGGAAGAAGTATCAGGCTATGTGGAACCTGAGAAGAAAAGGGTAGGCTTCCACTAGTATCCTAGATCAGGACCTGCGGATGAGCTTGGACCTATAAGTCCAGCGTCCCCTATAGCCATATAGGCTGCGCAGATGGCAAACACCAGACTATGCATAGCGTCATCAGGCTGTTTTGGGTGATGGTCGTAGAATAGCTCTTGACCATATAAACCATCACGTACCTCGATAAATACATTCAGTATATCCTGCATATAGTCGGACATATCACTCCACTGAGGGAAAAGTATTTTTCCTGCTTTCAGTTGTCTGATAACCAATGATATTACATCTGACCTGTGCAGAACCCATCTGTTCTGTCTCCAGTCATATGTACCAGCTTCAAAATGCTGGATCATTTTTGTACGCCTATATGCGGCAAGCTGAGAACCGTTGTTGTTAGTAAGCTCGCACAGTTTGATACCTCGAATAGGATCAGGTCCTGAATCAGATACACATGCAGCATTCACACCATTAGCTATATCCGCAATACTTCTAATATGGGCCTCGTAATCGAAGCCTCGATATATCTTAGCAAATATGATCTCGATAGTACCTTCTTTGGTTACAGCAGCCTGAGTAGCCACTGTCCTAGACTGGGCCATGCTAACACCCCAGTCCACACCCATAGTATACGTAACATATCTACCTTTATTCTTATTTAAAATACTTAAAATCCTCTCATCACCATTCTCATACTGAGGACCTAGAACGCATAGCTTTACAAGTTCTTCTCTCGTTATGGGTTTAGAACCTATATCGTACGTAAGTCCGAAAGTTTCATTCATTATAACTCTCAACTCATTCTTTCCGCTATGTACCTTTTCATAGATCTCTTTCCATTCTTTAGGATTCTCGTTAAAATGAGGCAATAATGGCTGAGCAAGATGATATCCAGTAAGGAGATATTCGGTGGGGTTGGTACTCACCCACTCTCCTAGCCTAGAATCTAATTGTTTCGCGCATTTACTGCAGCTCAGTCCGTGAGGTTGTACCATTTTAAGTGGTTCATTACCTTCTGTAAGACTGTTCCAGTGATTGCAGCCAGAACACTTCATCATCCACTCAAGCTGATTTGAGTTTTGCCATATACGCTGGATGGTATTTGTAGAATCCAATGGAGTACCCGCAAATATTTCCCTCTTATATGGACTCATCGCCATTGTTTCCTGAATAATCGGTAATTGATCATATTGAATATCCTGGACCTCATCATACACAACACAATCTATAGCAGGTCCACGGGTTCGTGTAGCATCATCACTAACATATCTAAACAAAACGCTACTATGAGTATCATCCAGAATCTTCTCAAATACATCATTCTTAAACCATCCTTTTACTAATAAGTTTTTAATCTTAGGGCTTTCAAATCTAGGAGGAATATAATTACTAGAGAAATATTTAGTAGTTAGTTCCTGCGGCCCTACGTACATCATCTTAAAGTAATTCCATCTAATTAAATTAAGGCATATAAAATTACTCAGTAGCGTAGATTTTAAGGTTTTACGACTGCACTTCAGAATTAGTTTCTGAGGCATGTTGTCGTAGATCTGCTTAAGCATCGGGAAAGCATCTAGTTTTTGCAGCCTACCTTCGTTATCGTAAAGATAGTTTTCGACAAAATGCGAAGGAGGTAGTACCGAGAACATTAGTTGTCGAGCCAGAAACGCTGACTTTGGATTATTCTTCCGAAGCAGCTTCTCAACAGTGTCCTTAATTTTATCATGGCCGGTCATAAACGAAAAGTAAAAGTCAAACAGCAGAATCAAAATAACTCGTTTGTAGAATTATTTGAGTTTTTCGAAACATCCTTAGGGGTGCTATTTAATTCATTTAATACTAACAACAGCACCTCTTCAAGCAAGAGAAAAAAGCATTATAGGGTCTACAAATCTCGATAACTATGCTACAATTGTAGCTAGTATGAGTAAGACCATCCGTAAATATCAAGGCAGAGATAGACGTAATCAATATAAGCGTATCGAACGGCTAAAGCTGGAGGATAAGTATTATACTGACGTAGCGAAATCACATGACAGAAAAATCAAGAAAAACGGACTTCAGGAGGAGCAAGACGGCAATAGCGCATAGTCATGTTAATCTTCCTAGAGGTAGAGGCAGACCTAAAGGATCAAAAAACAAGATAAAGCAAATTGAGCCTATTCTCGAAAAGGTTGTTACGAGAGGCAGAGGAAGGCCCAAGGGAGCAAAGAATAAGCCTAAAGAACTAGCACCTCCCTCAAGGATGATGCTGGTAGCTAAAAAAAGAGGAAGGCCAAAAGGAGCTAAAAATAAACCCAAGCTTCCAGACACACAGGAAGTCACGGTACTGTACAAGAACAGGAAACAGGATAAACCTACTCCTGAAAATGATAAGCCTGAGGTTCAGGAATACTCGAATACTCAGATAGATGATAATCATCCATTGCTGGCTGCAGTGAGATGGCTTGAAAAGTATATGCATCCTGTCGAGATGCGATACTACAGAGGCAGAGCAAGTAAGAACGGTATGTCGCTACACACAGCGATGATGTCGGATATTCTAGGGTTCTTCAATGTACAGAACTCTGAAATATGTAAGCAAATCAAAAAAAATAAACTAGTACACATAGCATCAAATGAACTTCATCAATAAACTACAGAGCTATCACGAAGCAGGTTACGGAGGCGTTTTCGTATTAACCCACGAGGAGGCGAGATTATCTCTGGAGATTGCATCCATCGTTAAAAACAAACCGAACGTCATTGTACATGAATGGGATTATCAGAGAGGGTTAACCTTTCTAGATGGAGCAGTATCTGTTAAACATCCTGGTGGGTTAAAGAACTCTCCAGAATTGCTGGAGTATATCCAGAACTATCAGAACTCAGATGACGAAGAAGATTTGGAACATATCTTCATATTGAAGGACTTCCATCTTCATTTCGATAAAGTATTAAATATCCGACTATTGCGTAATAGCTGGAATAAGCTTAAGGCTAGGCGCAACATGATTGTGTTTGTGGGTCATAAATTTGCAGTTCCTGCCGAATTGCATAAAGAAATCCAGTTGATGGACTATGACCTACCTAGCAGTGAGGCAATTGAAGAGAGGTTGAGGTATATTGAGAGCAGTGTGAATAATACGCTAAAAGCTCAAAACAGACCCGAGATCAGTATTGCTCCTGAGATTGTGGAATCTGCAGTAGAGGCTGCAAAAGGCATGACTCATCACGAGATCGAGAATGCTTTTGCCCTAGCTTTTAACACCACGAAAAAGTTTAACAACAAATTCGTGGAAGCTGTATTCCAGGAGAAGATTGCTCAGCTGAAGAAGAACGGACTACTGACATATATGGAGCCTAACATCAGCTTCGATAATGTTGGTGGTATGACTGGTCTCAAGAAATGGCTTACTTCGCGTAAGAAAGCCTATTCTAAAGAAGCCAGGGATTATAATCTGCCATTACCGAAAGGTATGCTATTAGCTAGCGTTCCGGGCACTGGAAAATCGCTGATTTGCAAAGCAGTAGCCAAGGAGTTTGATTGTCCCTTGTTCGTGCTAGATATTGGCAATATCTTCGATTCTCTGGTGGGTAATACCGAGAAGAACATGCGGGAAATGATCAAGACAGTAGAAAGTATTGGTAAGTGTGTAATTCTGATCGATGAAATTGAGAAGGCGCTTAGCAATAGTGCTGTGAGTGGTGCAGGAGATAGTGGTGTTAGTAGCCGCATCTTTGGCACATTCCTGAGTTGGCTGAATGATCGTAAAAATCCTGCGTTTATCGTAGCCACTACAAACAACCATACACTGCTTCCTGCAGCCCTTATTCGTAAGGGTCGTTTTGATCAGTTGTTCTGGGTGGATCTTCCTACCTCTGAGGAGAGGAAAGAGATCTTTAATGTAGTCATTGAAAAGTACGGTAGAGACCCAAAGAACTTCAGCGTCAAGACACTTGTGAACGGTTCAGAAGAGTTCACAGGTGCCGAGATTGAGGAAGTGTTCAAAGATGCAATGTACAAAGCTTATGATGCTGGTGAAGAAGTAGGAGATAATCATGTCATGGAAGTGCTTGCGGAGTTTATTCCGTTCGCAGTATCTCATGAGGAAGACTTGAAAACTATGCGTAGACAGGCACAAGGCAAACTTGTGATGGTTACGAGTAAAGGAGACCCTATTGCCGATGTTCAGAAAAACATGCGTAAACTTAGCATCGCAATCGGCAACGACGAAGAATAAAATAGTAATAGTATGAGTAACAACGAATACAAAATCACTGACACCCTGCAAAACTACTACGATAAAGTGTTTCAGGACGGTAAACTAATTAATATACATATTGGTATGTGGGGTATGAGTTACAACCTTACAGAAGAGGACATCAAGCTCGACAACAAGCTACCAGAGACTATCAAGCTAGGTAAGAAGATGCTTATCAAGCCTGAGGTGTACAACAAGTTCAGGACATTCGAACAGAAGGCTCGTAAATACCTTTACGCTAATTCTTTTGATTTCCCCTTGGTGAGTCAGGCTCACTTTGTACCAAAGACTAAATATCTGGAAGTGCACAAGCAACTCAACACTATGCGTGAAGAATACAACCAGATGGTTGAGGAGTTTGTCGCAAAGTATGAGGACTATAAGAAGGAAGCACTAGAATACTATCAGCAGCACAAGGATACTGTGAATGTTGAGGATCTTGAGGCCTACTACCCCTCCGCAGCAAACGTAAAACAAAAGTTCCACTTCCAGATTGTGGCTTTTGAAATTGCTCTACCGGCACAATTCAACGAGCTCAACCTACAAGATGAGATTCAGAGAGAATTGTTTGATAACGAGGCCAAGCAACAGGCTAACGCCAAGTATCTGGAGGAGTATAACAAGCAGCTACAGGTACACACCAGCAAGCTTAGTGACTTCATGACCGAGGTGACTACAACTGTGCGTGGTCAGCTGGCAGAACACCTTAAGATTGTTATTGGTAAAATTGATAAGAATGAGGTGGTATCTCCCAGCAGTATCCGCAAGATTCATCGCCAAATTGAGGAATTCAGATCTATGAATTTCGCTGACGATAAGGTTGTGGAATCAGAGCTAGCTAATCTTGAAAAGCTGCTTAATCGTGATGCAGACTACTCAAAAGATAGAGATGCTATTGGTTTGCTAAAGAGTCATCTGGCTAGTGTAGTAAAGTCCGCTGAGAATGTATCAGATGTGGCTAATGTCGGTGGTGAATACTTCAGAAAACTAAACGTATAAAACTATGTTCGATTCCAATAAAGACGAAAACGGAGTACTAGAGCCTCCAAAGTATGATATGATTACAGTGCAATTTAGGGGAGATAATCACATTGTGACTCTTCCCTATTGCGAGGTGGCTAATGGGAATATAAAAGATATCAAGGAAGATTCATTAATTATCTCCAGCCATCTTAAAGACGGAGTAATTGATACTACCTCAGTATCTTTTAAAGAATTCGTCGCATTGGTTGAAACAACGTTCGACATCAAAGAAGTAATCAAGCTCTCAGTCCAAAAGGCTGAGAGCTATGATACCCATAC